ATGCTTCAAATTGATCTGATGTTTCTTTGGCCATTTGACGGTATGCCGCCGCCAAGAGTTCATCGTAATTTTTTGCGCCGGACTGCTCAATCACTTCCGGCATAGATCGTTGATACGCCTCAAACACCGCAGACTTGTATTCTGGTGACCCCTCAACGGCAGTCGTGTATACGCGACCAATTGCACCTTGTTTTGACAAGGATGATCTTGGCATTTCTGGTTGCTTAACGGGTGGAAGACCTAAATCTGAAACATATTGGTTTGCAACTTGAAGAGGGATATTATCCTCTTCAGGTGGCATTATGAGCGTTTCTTTTCCGGTCGCCGATTCATATTGCGAAGTTCCATATGCAGGGTGTCCTCTAGACTCTGCAATTCTTCGGACGTCGGCTGGGGTGTCGGGCCATACTGTTTGTCCAGCCTCGCCAGCAATTCGTTCACCTTCTTGAATTTTTCTTGGCGTAATGCGGTAGAATGGTCCGTGTTGTGCTGTTTCATATAAAAATTTCCTTATGGCTGCATTTTCAGCGTTCTTGATAACTTGTCCTATTGAGCCACCCATTGGCAATGTAGCCATTGCGACGCCTTTGTAGTCGCCGCCGTGCAATGCTTCTTGTGCAGGCAAACCCTGACCAACAAGAGGGACAAAATCTAAAACGCCTACTCCTGATGTTCCCATGCCGCGAGAGCCAACAAGACCCTCAACAAATCTCTCACGTTCAGTAGATGGCATTTCACTTCCAAGAAGTAAATTGGCAAGGCGATCTTTCCATGTGGGTTCATAAGGTTTTATGATCGCGCCGGGTAGTTTGCTTGTATCTGGCGCCTTTGCTGCCGCAAGTGCTTGTCGGATAGGATCATCTACTAAATTACTTTCTCCACCTTCAGCATAACCCGTGCGACCGCCGGATTTTTTTATAAATTTCATGTTGTCGTCTGATTTGATGTCAGGCATTGGCAATTCTCGCGTGAGGATGCCAGATTACTTCATCAGGTCATGTTTGCCAAGGAATAGCAGAATTAACCAACGGACGGTGATTAAAAACGTGGAAAGCCATATTGTTGAGCATATCGCCACAATAACGGCTCCGTAGTCTCTAATTATATTAGCCATTCAGCCTTTGAGGTTGCGCTGGTGGCGGCTCGTTTGCCTCCAACCGCTGGAGCATACTCGGCGAAATTAGGTCACGCACAACCGCCATGCCCTGCATGGGGTCTTTCATCACCTGTTCTGCCAGTTTGACTGCCGCAAGACGCTCGCGGCTCTCCCGATCACGTTGACGGTTGATATTGTCCATCTCTGAGTCAGCCGACTTTACCTGTATCTCTTGTGCCTTGTTCTGTTCCTTTAAGATTTCCAACTGCAATTCTACCTGACTTGCGCCTTGACCTGCCGCGCCGCCAGAGATTTTATGCTGTGCTTCTGCCATCTTGGCTTGCGCCGTGATCATCTTGGCTTGGCTGTCCAATGCCTTGGCCTGATAAATAGGATTAGGTATCGGCGGCATGGACGAAGCAAGGAATTTGTCTGCATTTGGCCAGCCAATGGCGGTCAATGCCTCTTTGCGGACCTCTTGAAGATTAAAGCCAGACGGATCATTTGCGGCCATCTGGATCAAAGCCGCGACCTTCATAATGCGCTGAGTGTTTGACGAGGTGTTTGGATCAGCTTGTGGGACAAGCAAGAAGTCGTTCACTGCCGCCAAAAACTTGTCCTCACTCCAACCCGTAGCGGGCTTGCGATTGCGTTCCCAGAATGACTGTGGGTTCTCGCGAAAGCACTCAACAAGAAGTTGAAACTCCTCTGCCTGTGCCGCATGAAGGCGCTTATGGACCGCATTAAGCACTTTAATTGCGTTTTCAATCAATGCAATCGTGGTGCCGACCGGAGCATCCTGTCTGCCTTCACCGACCGCAACTTCAGATGTACCGCCAAGCCGCTGGCCGTATTGGCTCATCTGCTCACACAGTACGTTGAGCGCCCCTGACGGCTCTTTATACGGCAATGGCATCACCGACTGCTGAATTGGACCGCCACCTGTGTCGATCTGCGCCGGCGGAACGCGGAAAATATTGCTGTTCTGTCGGCCAGATTGCTTGGAATACAGAAAGCCGGGGAAGTTTGCGTACATGCCCGCATCTAACAACTCGCGCCACGCCGCTGTTACCGCGTTTGTGGTGTTACCGAGAATGTTGAGAAGGCCGATGTCGTAGAAGCCCATGCCGGGAACAAAGGTGAACTTGACGAAATTGATGCGAGACTCCGGCAAGCCCTTGGTGTCCTCATTGTAATTTCGGACAACGGACAAGATTTGGCGGCTAGAGACGTCAATCGTAACGCGATATGGTACTTCAAGGCCAGTTTTCTTGCCGTTCAACTCATGCTCATAGCCTTTGAGGTCCAACTCGCAGTAGCATTCATAGATTTCACGGTCATTGTCTTCAGGATTGGCGTTTTGCATCTGAACGCCTTGCTGTGCCTTCTTTTCTTCTTGCACAGCGTCGAGATTTGGAGCCTTGGCGGTGGACAATTCTATGTCTTTGTATGCGCCAATAATCTGCATGCGCTTGACCACGGACGGACGCATGTAAATGCGGTGCGTGATACGACGCGCGGTGTCTAAACTCGTCGCGGCATTGTTAACAATCAGATCGTCAGCGTCGATTGATTCTGACACCGGACGATTGCGGAGGGGGCAGAAGTATATTTTTTTGAACGCCGTGCCGCCAAAGCCAAGCATAAATAACATGCGGTCGGTGTCAGGATAATAGGCTTTGTCTGTGACCGTCAGATAGTGGTTCATGTCAATTTCGAGGGCGTCAGCCAGTTTGTCACGGTCTGGTGAGCCTTCGGTCGAGTCGTCGCGGACTTTCACCGGACCATCAACGGGGAGCAATTCCGAGCGAGCATTGGCCTGAAATCGCAAAACCGCCTCCAACAGGAGCGGATGGCGGACCTTGCTCATGCCTTCCACGGGCGCGCCGTCTGGCGTTCCTTGAAGACCGGGTATTTCAACCTTAAGGCCGAGCAGTTTCAAGCCCTGTGCGCGGTCCTGTATCCACTCCTCGCGACTCATTAGGTCATTATCAATGCCACGCAGCAACTCTTCTGAAATGCTACCAAGTTCATTATCGTCCAAGTCTTCGGCAAGATTGGCAAACCAACCCTCTGGACCGTTGCGGCTGGCTTCTTCAATCGGTTTTCCGTCCAATGAGACGCTGATTGTGCCATCAGGATGCTCAATGCGAAGGATATTGCCATCCATGTCTACATCAGGGCGGTCTTCGCCATCTTCTACCATCTCAACTTGAACATCCATACCTTGTATAGGAGCGGCTTGTTGCTCGTCCTCTAGACGAATTGATGGATTTAGGCCGGGAGTTAGTGGCATGTGGTTGCCCTCATAATTGTTTGCAGACTATACGTCATTGCCGCCAGAGGATCAAATTTAAGAATTTATTGCACCGCACAAAACCCGCCGCCGCCATATATGTTATATAATACTGACCCCTTGTGATCAGTGGTGAGCCTGAGCGAGGAGGCAAGGGTGACCATTCCCCACGTTTTACGGTGAGGTGGTCCCGTCAACTGCGTGATCAGCGGAGCCGCCGTCGCTCAGAGGGCCATCGGTTCAGGGGGTGACCAATGACAGGCATGCGACTTCTTGAAGGCAAACCCCGCCTCCAGTGTCCCCGCTTCACGCCTTCGGGCTGCGGTTGGGATATGGACACATTCCCACGGTATCCCCACTTCTGGTGCGCCGCCGTTAACCGACCGCCGGATGCTCCCGTTTTAACCAGAAGCCGAATCAGTCGCTGTGGAGGGGGTGGACAGACTTAACCGTGGCACACTTTACGAAACGCTGATGTCCGTGTATGCTCCTTGGTGTCTGAACCAATCGCCCGTCAAAGCAATTATTCGGTTCAGATGGGCCTCGGTTTGAGCAAGTCTCGCCGAGGCCATCTTTCTTCAAGATAGGCTTGATCTTAATATTTCGTCAAGATTATTCGTAAACGCAATAAATCGGGTTCCGCTAGGCGGGACCGTCGTGATATTAAGAGATGACTTTACTGTCAGAGCAGGAGTTGACACAATCATCATGACGGCGACACCAAGACGTCTCATGCAATTGTTCCTACTTTTTTAATTTTGCGATTCTTCATCGCTTCATTTGCTTCTTTTTTTGCCCTCAAAGCATTTCTTAAATTTTCTTCTTGTTGATTTATGTAGTCAATGTGCGCCTCAAATTCTTTTTCGTCACTTAGTGTACGCAAAAAAAATTTTGCGCGATCTGTCCAACTACCAAGAAAATACAAAACGCCACGAACAAAGTCTGATTCAAGATTGATGTATTGATGTCGCCAACTGATCATTTCATTAAATAGTTGTCTATAGCTGCCAATCTTAGAATGCGCTATATTCAAATCTAATTCTAAAGCATCAACCTGTTTGCGTAATTCAATGATTGTGCGGAGTTGCTCATTTTCACGACGCAGTTCTTCTTCAGTCATTTGTGATCTCAATCTTTCAACTATGTCAGCAGTTTCTTTCTTCGTCGTCATTGGGTTTGCCTTCTGGCAGAAACATTAATTTGGACCGTAAGTCCCATACCAATTTGTCAAGTGCAACACATCTGTTAACTGCGTTATCGCGCTGGCGTTGTGTTTCCCTCAATTCTTTACGCAGTTGGATGATGTGATCCATCGTCACCGGATCGCAGTGGCGGTGAAGGTTCATAATACGTTTGCTCGCAAATCCTGACATGCATTAACCATATCAATCCCCCTCACCTTTGTCTGCCTGCTACGCCTGCATTACCTTGCCCATACGTGCCATTCGGGGCCGACCTCGCCTGCATTGCCCTGTCTCGCCTTACCTTACATTGCCACGGCTCGCCTCGCCTGCCATGCCAGACCGGACCCTGCCTAGTCTT